AATCGATCATTGCAAGGCGACCAGCTATCTTTATATTTGAACTAGAAGCTAATTGAAGTTTTAAATCTGAATTAAATGCTTCATATCTTGGTAATGCTACAGATCTGTAACCACTAACGTTGATAGCATATTCTCTATCTTCTGTTCTACCTAGAGTATGATCGTTGAACGGATCAGCAAAGATACCGTTTTTAAAACGTTCAAACTGCCCGGTATCATCTCTTACAGAAAGAGTTTTTGTATCAAGAGCAAGAGCGTTAAGAACTGTATAGTACTCAAGCTTTCTAATTCTATCTTCAAGTGCTCCAATGTCTCTCATAGTATAACCTTTGAGAGACTTGATGTTTACTTGAACTGCTATGTCTTTTCTATTATATCCCATTTTATTCTGATTCTGTAAATGTAAGTGACGGATAAGGTGGAACTGCTATCTCTGCTAAAGTAATACCTGATTTATTTAGTCCGGGAAGCTGAGGCTTAACTGAAGGTTGACCTAATTTTGCTGCAATAGCACCATCTCTGTTGAGAACTAATAAATCTCTTCTTGGTAGATAATACTCAATATTATATTCAAAGTTAGCATTAGGTTCTACTGAAACTCCTGCACCACCACCAGTATAATAAACTGAGAAGTTATTAGCAGGGTTTGTTGTAGCATCAGCAATTACTGGAGTTACATTTGCTGTATTTGCAAATACATATCTAAAATCTAAATGATTTCTAAGATCATATATTAATGAATAAGGATCTACGTAGATAGGTATTTCTGCAGTAGCAATTGCTTGTGTGTTTGCAGTATTTGCATCATCTATAGGATATGAATCTACAGAGAAGAAACCTGTCTTAGATGAATTAATGTTTGCAGTAAAATGATTTACTTTTACTAGAAGGGTTGAACCAGTTCCCAACGATCCTGCATATTGAGGTTTAATAACCAGTTTAGCATGCTTATATGAATCATCAGTCATACCGGAATCAATATAAAACCAGTCTTTTCTATCTACGTTAGTGTCATCATAAGCAAGTCCGGATGTAGAACCTACATGCACATTTGCTAATTTAAATACGTCTGTAATTCCTAAGTTCCAAGGCCCTCTTGTACCATTCCAATGTTTATCACAATCGATCTTAATAACAGAACCTTTATTAACAACTTTTTGAATTGGATTAATTCCTGATCTCTTAAGAGGAATTTGTCCGTAGAAATCATATGTAAGTGTGCTTGGATCAAACTTTAAATTAACTGTAAGTTGATTTGGAGCACTTACGTAAATAGTATTTCCTGAACCAGTAAAGTTAACATGTTCACCAGCTTTCCAGAACTGTTGAATTGTTAAAAACGGTCCTGAAGGTATCTGACCTACTGGTGTAACATATACAGAATTAGCAGAGTTAATTGTTCTAATAGTTACATAGCCAGTTGCTCCAACACCATTAGTAAGCTTCAATTGCATACCTTCATACCAACCGGTAGCGAATGCAGTTCTACTTGTTAAGTTAGCACCTACAGAATTGAAACCAGCATTGTTAGCATTTGTAATAATAATATTACTTAAAGTGTCTTGTTTAAATGTAATGTTAACATCTTCTGAGTTTACATCACTTAAGAATCCAACACCATAGTTAAACTCATCAGATCCTGTAAGAGTAAATGATGCTTGAACCTCACCAGGACTTGTTAGAGTAATACCACCACTAGTTGGAAGTGTTTTTCTGTAAACTAAAATAGAATCGTTTACACCTGAACTTGTAGTAAGTCTCTTTGTACCTGTCTTACCAGTACTATAGAGAAGATTTTGTAATTGTGTATCGTTAAGAATTACTTTACCGGATGAATCTTTAATAAAATCACCAAAAACATAACCATATGTTGGGTGATTCATATAGAAAGAATCTGCATCAGTAAGGAAGCTCTTACCAGCGTTCATTCTAATGTTTGAAAGATATACTTGGAATTGTGCGTTAGGGGTTCCTTTTCTACCAGAACCTGCATCAAACACTACAGCGCGAACATTAGCATTACCAACCCATTTAGCATTTAACCCGCCTATAGGTTGAGTAATAGGAAGATTATTACCTAGAACTTCTTGATCACCAGTAATAAGCATAACTTCAGGTATGGTTTCTACTGGAATAGTTCCTACAAAGTTTTGCACTCTAACATAGTTACCCATGTTAATAGTTGATAGTTGATTTTCTGAGTAAGCTGTATCAATAGCTCTTTTCACTTCTACTCTTCTTGGTGATGCTAATTCTACTCTATAACCATCTACATACGCTATACCAGCACCTACATTATAGTAGAAAGATTGAGTATTAGATTCGTGAGCGATAACATCTACAGAAAATGGTCTTACAATATAATCCCCAGATTCTTCAAAAGTTCTTGTTGCAAGAAGATCACCCAACGAACTTAACTGCATATCAGTTTTATTAATAACTATTCTACCATCACCACCATCAAACTCTAATATAGAAAGAAAATTTTCTGGAACAGTTACTGCATTATTAGCAGCATCATAGAAGGTAGGGGTAGGAACTAGTTTAAGTCTGTGCGCACCTGGTGCTGTATAGTTATAAGAACCAATAGCATTATCATTAAGAGAATTATCTGAAACTTCTGTTATTATAAATTCTTCTGTGCTAAATCCTACTCTAATACCAGCTGCATTAGAACCATGTTCTCTAATCATAAAAGTTTGAGGAAGAGTCTTCTGGAAGAAGCCTTTTTGGAAAATAATTCCTTGACCAACTTTCATACCATAACCAACACCAAAAGCATTTACGTAGCTATTAGATGAAAGAGTATAGATATATCCTAATTTATTTGCGGCGCTTAATGGGCTATTTTTATTTTGTGATGTGTTGTATACATCAATCTGTTCGTTTTGTGTATATGCTGGCACACCGACACCACCGAGAGAACCGGTTTTGATATATTGAAGATATGCTCGATTAGTGTCAGCACTTCCAGTAGTTACTACAGATTCAGCACCTGTAAATGCTTTAAAGATAACTGCACGGCATCCAGTTGTATTAGAAACTAAAAGATACGAATTTGCAACTTCTGCATTATTTTCTGTAAGAAGTCCAAAATCTAATGTGGTAGTATTACTATCTTTAAATTTAACTTGAGGAAGATTAGGATATGATTTAAAAGTACAACCTTCAATGATTGAACCATCTTTATAAATGCTATTTCCAAATCTTGAAATCTGCTTTTGTAGAATAGTTTGGATCTGAGTAAGCTCTCTTGCCTGTACTGCAACAGAAGGACGAAACAGTATACGATAATACTGTTTGTCGTCATTATAATCATCAAAATATGGAGCTACATTTAAATCTGTTTGTAGTTCAGTACCGGCCATTTTTAATCCTTAAACTTTAAAATATATTTTAATCTGCTCTCTAGAACCTGAATATCTTAAGATTGGCTCGATATTTTTGTAGTAGAATATTTCACCAGAATATGGAGCTAATTCGTTAGTATTTATAGAGGATGCAATATTAGTTGTTCCAAATAATGATTCGTAAATCGTTTCATTCTGAGAGAAGTTACCATTAACTGCTGTCAAATAAACATTAGCTTGATCTGCATAAATTACAGTTCCTGTAGCACCACTAGAAAGACCAGTTACTGTTGCTCCAGTAGGAAATAATCCAGCAAAATATGGGGTAGATAGAGTTGTATATTGCTTAAAGAAAGTATCAAGATATACAGAGCCGTTTGCTGTTGCAATTGGATTATAAAGTAAAGCTATTTGTCTATAAGTTGCCCAGCTAGGAAGTAGATCTATCGGATCTTTTACTTCTGCCGATATAACTGATGTATCACAACCTAGTTCAGTAATGGTATCGTAACCATGACCTCTCTGAGGTGAAATAATTGCTCTTCCAGTTGCACCTCCACCAGTACCTAAAGCTGCTGAATTTGCAACAAAACCTACTGTAGCATATGTGTAATTTTGACCTTGATTTACTACATCAACTCTTGATATAGAATTAGCAATTGGCTCTACATAAGCAAATGCTTCACAATCAGTACCATCTCCAGTAAATACTACGGAAGGACCAATCTTATAATAAGATGTTGAATCTAAGAATGGAGCTATTTTAGAAGTAGTAATAAAATTACCTGTAGAGTTAACAACATAATCTGAAATAGTAGAAATAAAATTATTTCCAGATCCAGAATAGACATAGAAAGAAGAGTCTTTGTATATACCAGAAATAGAATCTGCACCTACTGGATTAATTTTAACTACAGTAGGAGAGATTTGTGATACTACTGTTCCGTTAGCGTACGGGTAGTTAGCACCTGCATTATCAATTACTACAACATGTATTGCGCCGTTAGAAGCAAAATTTTTAACGTTTACATCATCATAAACTGGAATGTAATCTGTAGAACCAAAATTAGTAAACTGCTGAGATGAAACAGTATACATATACTTCCATTTATAGCCATCAGGTAGAGTAACGAAATCACCGTTAGGATTAAAGTCTTGAGGTTCTACTGTAGAGGGTGCACCGTAGTTATTAAATAGACACTTATATACTCTCTTACTAGAGTTCATAACATAAAAGTTTTTAGTAAACAGATCAGGGTCTTCATCATCAAAATAATCATATACAGTATTTGCAGCCCAGTCTATTCTTCTAATTACGTAAGCAACATTAGTTTCATTAATCTGCTTACCATAAAGCATGTTTCTATAAACGTCATATGTAGAAACTTTTAAACTGGTATTAGTTGTAGGAGGGTTATTATCATCTGATATTATACTACCATTGCTTGCGTAAACTGTAGGCCATGCATCAAATTTACCAAAAGTAACAAAATAGCTGGTAGCTGTATTACCAACATCTTCAATAAAATCTTCAATAAATTTGTTTCTAATTGGTCTTAAAAATGTTCCTTGGGCTATCTTTTTCTTCTATTAAGTTTGCGCAAATGTCTCTTGTTCAATTGCAAGTGAATTAGTTTCTGAATTAATATCAGTAATAAGCACTTTACCAAATACTCTATTACCTACAGGGTGCATAACTTTCTTAAGAATATCTACATATTTTTCAAAAGACTTTTCAATTTGAATTTCGTATGAATACTCTTGATAATAAAAACTGTCCTGAATATACTTATTGCTGCTTATAAACCCATCTGTGTTTTCCCAGAAGCCTTCCTCTGTTCCTACACCACCTGTAATAATAGTTAATTCACATGCTAAGTCATTATTAGATGAGTTGATAAATTGTAATGTTTCTCCGTTGCTATTGTATCCTAGTCCAGAAGAAACTAAAATTACTGATTCAATAACACCGTTACCAGTAGAAGGAGTACCAGTTATTCTAGCATTACCGCCCCATATACCACCCCTCTCATCTTGAATACCATAGCCGTAAATACGCGTCTCGATTACTTCTGGAATTACAGAACCGTTATAGTTATGATCTCCGGAAGTTACTCCTGTTAATCTATCTATCGTTCCAATTGTTAGGTTAGCAAAGGAAAGAGCATCAGAGAGAAGAGATCCTAAAAATGTAAAGTTAAGATCAGGTCCATAAGAAGGGTCTGCCAATTGAGTGCTTAGAACATTAGATAACAAGTTTGTATTATATTGGAAGCTTCTAGTATTAGCAATTCTACCTATTTTAAAATTAGCACCTGAACCAGTAGTATTAGATCCTGGTAAAATATTTACAGGAGTCTGTAAGGTATAGCCATATCCACCATCAACAATCTTGAATCTAATGTAACCTCTAAGAAGTTGTGAGTTTCTTAAAGATGAAACTTGATATTTTAATCTTTCACCTGATGAAGATGTAGTGGTTAAAAAATCACCTATTGCGTTATCAGCACTTGAATCAACTATAACCGCTCCTGTTGGTGATCCTAAAATATAAGGACAATCTCTTAGATTAATATCATCATGTATTACATATTCACCTTGAATAAATTCATCTCCAAACGGACCAGGTGTAATATTACTAATGTAAAGCACATTACTTATTTGATTACCAAGATAAAACTGAAGAGTGTTTTCTACATAAGCTAAAGCACCTGTAGTAGTTCCACGAATATACTTGTTATTAAAAGTATAGTTTAAAGGCATGTTAGAAATTTCTAGATATTTTTTTCTAACCCATTTACCATCAGATGCTCGAAGCATGTCTACTTCAGGAATATATACTTCAATTTCCTGTCTATAAAGAAATCTAAAAAGAAGTTTAAGACCTTCAATAGAGCCTTTTGATCTATAAAGATCTAAAATATGTTTTTCAAGAAGTCTTTTATCTCCTAATATTTCTTTAGGAATTCCGTGTAAATATTTTTTAAAAAAGTACTCTACATATTCTTCTGCAGTATCATCTATATCAGAAGTTTCTGCAAGAGCTCGAGCTTTACCGATAGGACCTTCAGTATCAAGCCATTCATAGTATGCTTTTACAAACTGAATAAAATCGGGTCCCTCTTCTTGATAGAAGGCTGGAAACTGTTTCTCTACTAGAGGAGCTATATTTTTAAGATCTATTATCATTATACGTTATAAACTTGTAGAGTAACGTTAATCTTAGAGAAATCAATTGCAAGGAATATAGTATTATTAACTGTTATATCATCATAAAGTAGTTTAGCAGAAATATCAATTGAATTAATATATTCTTGAACAGTAATATCAAAAGATAGTTTACCTGTGAAGTAATCTATAGTACCGATATTACTTTCTAATATTTCATAAGGATTATTTGCAGAGATATAGTATATAATAAGCTTACCTGCACCATCATCAGAGATGTATGCATCGTAAACAGTACCGTTATCTGCTCTATAATATTGAAATACTGAACTATTAATAACTCTTTCATCACCTGGATTATAGGCATAATAGTTAGTTCTACTAAGTTCATTACCAAAACTAATAGTATATTTGTTATTAATTGTTCTAATAGGTTTAATTTTATAAATTGCTCTTAGCTGAGTTTGATTACTTACAAATGAAGGATCAGCATTATCAATCATTGCAAGCAGCTTAGACTTTCTTAAATCATTACCAAATTCTGTTAAGTAAGTATTATTATAACTTTGAACTGCATTTTTAGCAAGAGTAGTTAGAGCACCTTGTGTTTTGTTTGTTAGAGTAGGATCATAAAACACTAGTGAATCTACTTCAACATAAAGATATTGAGGATCTACAATGACAGGTTCAGTTGTAATACTTTTTGTCTTTAAATAATTTACAATATCAGCCTTCAATTCGTCAGAAACGAACGGAATTGAACTGTTAGGAATAAGAGAAATAAGAACTCTACCATACTGGGGAGGATCAGCATCTTCTCCTCCGTATACGTTAACTGTTTGAATTTGTGGATAGCGCGATCTAATAAGGTTAACATAATCATCTCTCGTCACTGCTCTATATTGAGTTGTAAAATGTCTCGGTGCATAAAATTTAATTGAGTCTGTAGTTTCAGCTGATGCACCATCTGATGCAGGTAGATTTGTACTTACCGATACTGTATACAGTCCATCAATTTTTGCTGAAGCAGAAAATACACTTGCTTTGTTACCTGTAGTACCGTTAGTTGATCTATACTTAACTCTTACTATATTACCAACAGAAATCGCTTTACCTGCTACTCCATCACCAAAAACTATTTCATATTGATTACTTTTATAACCTTGTACAAAAAACACTTTAGATTGTGCATTTACATTTACTAAACTTTCAGCTAAGCTGTACTCTTCAGTAGTAGTGTCAACTGCTGAATTTTGTACAAAGACACTTATACTACTAGTATCTACATTTTCTGACTGCAGAGTAAATCTTGTATCTGATGTAACATTAAATGTTTCAGTTACAATTTTACCCTCATAAACAAATACTTGCTCACTAACATATTGACCATTGTTAGGGTATACCACTATTGCTTCTGAAGTAGTAAAATCCATGTTAATACCATCTACAGTAGTTTTCACTACATAGTTTTCTGGTATAACTAAAAATCTAGGAGCAGCACCCCCAGTATTGATTGTAAATGTTACTTTTGCTCTTGCAGATGCTTTTGATCTAGGAACGTAATTTAGTTCTTTTGCATGTGAGACTACTGAGCTTCTAATAACAGAAGAATCTAAGAAAGATTCGCTTCCTACCATATTTAAATAGAAAGAATTCATGTAAGTGTTATAAGCTAGAATATCAATAAGAGCGCCTAGGTTTGAACCTTCAAAATCATAATCGGCAAACACTGCCTGGTTTTTCATATAAGTTTTTAGGTTGTTCTTAATACCATCAAAACTTAATTCAGATACATTTAGAAAACTTGTATTAGCCATATTATCTTACTCTTCTTAAGATAAAATCTAGTTGAACTGGTTGAGTGTTGTTATTAACTGAGAAAACAATGTTCACTCTATATGCATTATCATCTGGAAGAGCTTTAACATTTACATTTATCAAATTAGCTCTAGGTTCAAAGTTTTCAATTGTTTCTGTTACTCTTATTTTAATAATAGATTCAGTATCTCTGCTCATGTTCTCAAATAAACTAGCATTGATACCTGAGCCTATTGTCGGATTAAAGAATCTTTCATAGGGATCAGTTAAAATTAAATTTCTTATAGATCTCTTTACTGCGTCACTGTCTTTTAAAGACACTAAATCACCCTTTACAGGGTGAATAGTAAAATTAGTAGTAAGATCGGAATAGAGTTCTGTTGTCATTAAATTATTTATAAGGAGGTTCTACATGTTGCTAGATATTGAGGATTGTATCTTTGTATATCATTTGCAGTAGAAGCTGCAAGTTTCCAACTGTCTGTAAATGGTCTTGAGCCAAACGGGTTAAATGTTTCGCCTAGAATTGCAGATCCAAATCCTATCATGAAAGGTATTGCATTATCTGATCTTCTAGGTTCAATAATAGCATTAGTTGCAACGTTCAATATGCTAGCAACATTAGTAATATTCTGATTAATTTGACTTCCATAAAATGTTGTAGGTGAAGGAATATCAAAAGAACCAGTTACCATTCTACTAACTAGAGAACCTACAGATAACCCACCACCTAAAGAAGCAAAATTTTGCATTCCAAAACTTACTACTCCGTTACCTCCTGTAGGAGATCCAAATGCTCCTATACTTCTGCAGAATACTTGATCTATGGCTGGTAATGCAGTTGGTGCTTCCCCGAAGAATGCTTTACCAGCGTAAGAAGGAGGTTGAAGCATGGGGTTATTAGCAAGTTGTGCACTCTTAATTCTTGTTCCTAAAAGAACTTCAGAGAGAAAACTACCTAATGCATAACCGCCACTTTGACCTAAAAGAATACCAGCAGCGATACCTCCTAACGGACCTAACGCAGATAATGCGCCTCCTAAAGGTGATGCTCCAAGAAGTCCTTTAAGAGCACCACCTATACCTGCTCCTAGTTGACCTACAATACCACTTGCTAGACCTGCTGCAGCTCCTGCTGCTGCAGCTTTAGGATTTAATATTGCATTAATAGCTGCAGGAGGCAAAGCATTACCAATTGGAGAAAAACTTCTACCTCCGTAAATACCTCCAATTGCATTTACTGCATTGGTTATTGAAGATGATCCTATAGAAGGTGCAGCAGAGAGATATTTGCCTCCGCCAGCTAGATTAGTAGCAGCAGAAAGTACGATAGGACCTAAAACTCCTAATTGTGAAGATATATTTACTGAGTTATTAATACCACCATAATATGAACGGCTTTGATCTGTATATGTTTCAACTTGTCTAAAACGGGGCGCATATCTTTGATTGACAGATGCTACACCTTGTGCGAGATAACCTATTTTATAGATATCTGGTAAATCACAAATCCCTCTTATGTTTCTAATATAACGAGGTTGTCCCATCTCAGGGATATTTACCACCCCGGCTATAAAATTTAAATCGCTTGGATTTTCTGTAGCTGCAAGAATATAAAAGAAGTTCTCTAAAGTATCATAAGGAACAACTCCATAAGCAGCTAATTGCTGTGCTTTATTTTGTATAGCCAGTCTTTCTAACTCAGTTAAGATATAGTTATCTTTTGTTCTAACATATGAAGGAGGAGCAGGTTGTTTCTTTTTTAATGAGCCAGCAAATGCAGCTGCAGTAACTGCTATACCTACTGCTGCATTAAAAGCATCATTAGAGTCTGACATTTCTTGGCTTCCATAGAAGCCTGGTTGTTGCAAGACACCTTTTTGTATAAGAGCTGTTGTATCCTGACTAATAACTTCATCACTCATTATGCTACCTTACCTCCAGCTCTCTTAAGAGCAGCAACAGCAAACGAAAGTTGTAGTCCTGCTCTAGAGCTATTACACTTTGGATCTTCACAAGTCAACACATTACCAGATGCACCACTACCTTCTGGTGCTGCCCATACATGCAAATGAATACCTGGCGAATCATTCTTTTCAAGAAATAGTTGTTTGTAGGGAAGGTTATCTCTAATAAATGCAGCTATTTCTGCAGTTAATTGTACATCATTTTTATTAGATGCTCTCATATCAACTGCACCACCAGTAACATGATTAGGAGAATTATTTCTCCACCAGCTAGTAATAGTAAATCTATTACCAAATTTTTCAACTAATGGATCAAGAATATTCCATGCTGTATTCATTGCTTCTTTCAATATTGCTTTATGCTGGGAAGCTGGTGCTCTTCTAAGTCCATCAATATGACCAACAGTAAAGTGTCTAGAAATCTTTTGACTTGAATTGTAAATAGAAGTAGGCATTGGTACACCTGGTTTTTCTGATTTACCATTTGAGTTACCAATACCAGCTGGTCTATCGTGAGCTCCCATATTTGCAGGCTCTGCTGTTCCTGCATCTTTAAATGTAGGAGGAACGCCTGCACCTTTATTACCTGCGGCATATGCTTCTGCTTTAGGATTAGGAGTTTGTTTTTCATTTTTATAGAGTGAAAATTCTTCTGCAGACATTCTCTTAGCATTAGCAGGAAAGTCTGGTGCTACTCTAGTAGATGAAAGGTTATCAATAATAGTTTCTGATGGAGCATAACGAGCTTTTTCTGCTTCAGATATATCACCTGAACCTGACGCAGTATCAACTGAAGGTGAACCACTTGTTTGAATTGTAGTAGTGGATCCATTAATGTTTATTGCACCAGTACCAAGAATATTGGTAGTAGAAGAAGTATTAAGAGATATTGCACCAGTTGCTGATATTTTAAATGCACCAGTAGAAGTAAGATTTAATTTTTCTTTAGATTGAAGAGTTGTATCTTTATCAGCTAATATATCTAACTTACCCTTAGTTTGATGTTTAGTATTACCTTCTACAGAAGCAGTATGAGTGCCTTTAACATCAATAGTTGAATTGCCTTTTACTTTTACTATATGATCAGTTTGAGTTTGAACTGTCATTTTAGTATCTGTTCTTATGTCTATATCTTTACCAGCATCTACTGAGAATGCTCTTGATGCTTGTGTCTTAGCATTACCAGCGACAGTAAGAACACTATCACCACCCACTACTGTGCTCATATCTTTAACAGTCTCGGTAACTATAACACCATCTGATGAAGTGTGAATAGCCCCTTGAACGTTAGTTACCATATCACCTTTAACGTGAAGACCTAAAGATCCTCCAACATTAAAATCTATATCACCAGTAGATTCTAAAACTATTCTACTTTCACCTTTTATAATTAAATTGTTACGAGCAAAGATAGTAAGATCACCTCTTGGCGACACTACTCCAACACCTTTTTTACCCGTAGAATAAAGATGAATAGACCCGTCAGAATCAATAACTATAGATGCACCCGTATGGTGCTGCATTATGAGTGAGTCTGAACCAAACGTGCTATCAATTAATATCTTATTACCAGTAGTAGAAACAAAACCTTGAATATCTGTAGGAGTGGTTCCACTACCAGCCATAACACCAGCATTTGGGCCAGTATGAGCAAGAGTTTGATCTGAAGTTAACCCAGGTTTATCTGCTACTGAGACTTCATAGTTAGGTGCAGGAGCAGTAGCAGGGCTTTGAGGAGACGATAGTCTACCAGTACCATCCCCTTCACGGTTAGTGACTTTCTTAATTGCAGATGGGTTATCTGTAAAAGGTGATATTGACATAATTATCCGGTATAATTGCTGTAAAGAGCAGTAATACTTTGTTGAAGAGTTTCATTACTACTACTTATTTGTGCATCTTGATAAAAAGAAGCTAGCT